GGATTTTCCTGTGTGTAACAAATCCCTCAAAGTAGGGAGGTATTAGAAACCGGACAAATTGAAATGGAAAAAACAGGCTGTAAAGCCTATAAATACTAAATTCGTAAGAAAAAGCAATATTTCTTGAATTCCGGACAGTTTTATATAAAAAAGTATTAATTAAAGCAAAAAACAAGAAATATTAAGCTCAATATTTGGACATTTATATCAATTTATAAACCGTTTATTCGTCATCTGACTCGGCTTAAAATACGGTTTAAATAATCAACAGTTACATTTTCAACTAAATGCTTGTCAGATTCTGGGAAGCCGATTAACTCGCGTTTTGGCAATCCTGGATGACCATTAGAACGATCATGACCACGCTGATGGAATCCGGGCAATGTTCCTTGGCCTTTAACTCTTGGCTCATCAAAACCCAATATCAAGGTGTCGCCAGGCACTTTTTTAGTTAAACTTTCCAGCATACGGACGGTTTTTTTCAGTGGGCCACCTTTCCTATCGCCCTTGGCTAATGTGCTTGGCGATAATGCTTTCCAGTCCCCCCCATCCGGGGATTTACCCGCCTTATGCCTCCGTGCATTTTCTCTAAATAGCTTCTCGCCAACCGCGTTTAATATTCTTCCTGGATTGTCGATTTCATGTCTTGCCGATGCCAATACACGTTCTAAATGATCCGTAGTAAACTCAATTGTGAATTGCATAAAATTTAAGCGCCTATATAATAAGAGTTGTGGTGACGTCAGACTGCGCTTTATGCGCTACTGCCCAATATCCGATCCACAGACGCGGCCCCTTAAAAGGCCGCGTTTTTTATTTCTTGAATAACAAGCGGCCATGCCTTTGCCGGTCAAAATATGACTGTCTGGCATCCTCTTTACTGTGTGATGTCATAAAGGTGGTGGCGCCTGTCCAACCGGTTCGCCCCCATTCAAAAATAGTAACGCCGAATTCGCTTTTCCCCTCTAGCTGAAAGGCCCTCAAATAACGCCGCTTCAACCGCCAACGGCCGTTTTCACCTCTATCCTGTTCCCAATACCACCAAATTTCATCCGGCTCAAGCAAGGTCATAGCCAGCAAATTCAGATATTGCAGGCGGTGTTCCTTATCAGAATCCGCCAACCATTTGACATTATCGCCCGTTTTATCCTCGCCTTTGATAAACAACGCCTTGGTTACCGCCAGCGTACTACCTGCCGCATCAGTAAACGCCGCGCCTTGATCCATCGTCGCGCCAAATATATCCAAAAACTCCATTACAGCCGCTTCTGGCTTAATATCGGCAGGCAATAAAACAGCCGGTGATACCGGCGTCGGTTTCGGTGTGGGAGGGGGTGTAAATCCGGTAGGCCAAGGCTTATCACGCAGTTTCAATACAGCATCATAACCCGTCAATGGCGGCACCGTCAGCGGTTCCAGATAGGCTTTTCCGGGATTATAAGCAAAGCCAGGATCAATGCCTTTCGGCGTCAACACCTTGCGGGGATGGCTGCCGGTCACGCCTACCGTCTTCTTTTCCCACTCGATCGGCGGGGCGGTATCCGGCCCTGATTTCCCCGCTTTTTCCCATGCTTTACGGGCAGAATACTCCGACATGGAATAAACCTTGCACCGGCACCCCCAGCCATTTTGAGGCATGTGCGTATCCCACCAGGGATCATCCGCCGATAAAATAAGCCCGTTCCAGCCCCTATGTTCCAGGCGTGGATGCTCAATACTGGTATGGGCATATTGCCAATACGGGTTCAGGTCCTTGACCGCCATCATCTGTTGATAGCGTCCGGCATTTTGCGACTGCCGGATATTGGTGTCATAAATGATCTTGCTACGCCAGCCCGGCGAACCGTTGTATGACCAGCCGTGCTTAGCGGCTATTTCCTCAAAACTCTGTCTAAACTCCTCATAACCGCCGCCGCCCCATTTAGCCTTGACGATGGCATTATAAAAATCCTCTACCAGAGCATCATGAGCCGCCCCGGCCACGACAAAAGCATGGCTATGCTGTTCCTGCCAGATGTCCGTCCAGCCAGAAGTCGGCAACTTGATCTTGTTTTTAAAAAAAGTGATGGCTTCATCAAAAAATAATTGTTCGCTGGGTACGCTCAAAACTGCATCTCCCAAAAGGCCAAATTATCCAGTTCACGTAAAACGCGGCCCGGCCACGGCGGTTTATGACCGATACGACGCCATACATAGACGATTGCAACGCCATGATCGACCAGACATTGTTTAATAGCCTGTAAATCGCTGCGTTGCAGCGGTCTATTGGATAATCCGGCGCTCAAAAATACGGCGTCTCTCGCGATCCAGGTGACATTGACCTCAAAAACATAAGGGTCACCGGCTTGATAACTATTTCCGCCATCAAAAACCCGGATCGTCGCGCCTGAAATCTCCAAATGAGCCGCCATTACTTAACCTTAAAGTCCGCCCGTCCTGACAAATTGGCCGCCGCCATGCCCAATTGCAAAGCATCGCCCCAGGCAGTCGTATCGATTTGAAGCGCTTCTATACCGGAAATCGCCTCGTCAAAAGAGCCTGATTCCGCCACAATAGCGGCAATTTGTTGTATCAATGCTTCTTCATGCGGCATACAGAGTGATGCCAATTTTTGACTATAGGTGGCGGCGATGTCCTCGTTCTGATTTTTTGCCGCCAACGCCGTCAAGCGTTCAATAGCACCTCCCGCCACGTTTGATGTCAACGCCGCCGGCGCCGCTTGCGCCCGATCCGGCTTGCCGCCGACCAAAATAACCGCCTCCTTGCCCGCCCTCGGGATCTGCAACGCCTTATGCGCCCACTCGACATCGATCTCCATACCCATATCGGCGCCCTTGCTCAACACCTCCACCATGGCTTGCTGATCGACCGGCTCCGCCGTGTCATATCTCAGCACCGGGATTCGGTCCGCTGGAAACAGGCCATTAAGCAACACCACCGGCATGATTAGCTGGCTATTCAAGGTCGGCTCCAGCTGCCGCACATCATGCAGCATGATTTCACGGCGCACCTTGTCATGGATGACGCCGAGCGCATTGGTCGAGGTTTTGCCATCCGCCTGGCTGGTCAAGGTGCCGCCCAGAATCGCCAACGACTGCTTGCGCTCCCAATATTCAATGGCGCTCAGGAAGTCCCGGATGTTGCCGTTCGCGGCCTGAATAAAATCAATGGTCATCGTGGACGGCACAATCCCCGCGCCATCACTGCCCAGGCTTTGTACCGCCGTCATCAACTCCTTGCGCTGCTTGGGATCGATGCCGGTAGGATACTTGCCCAGGCGCAACGGCAAGCCGTACAGCTCAAGGAACTTCTGCATATCCTGCACGTTATAGGCTTTATAGGCATAGGTCCAGGCCAGCACGCGGAACAAGGCCGCCGATTCGATATAGCCGGATTTGGCGCGATGCTCATGCACCACCCATTTCCACTGCCGGAGCGGTTCCGGGACGCCATTGTTCAGCAACAACAGGTTATTGCTATCTTTATCCACTTGGAACAGGCGTTGCGGGACCCAATGCAGCGCTTGCGGCAGCCATTGCGCCCCCGTTTGCCAATCGATTTCCAGCGCGGCAAAGCCCTTGCCGATGGCGTCGGTCAAATCATATTGAGCATCTTCAAAATGCGGAATCTTGCAGAGCATATCGCTCAATTCCTTAGTCCTATCAATCTCTGACTGATTGGCGTCATCCGGCGCGTGCAATTGCCAGCCCAACCCCGTTACCGAGCGCCGGCGCTTCGACAACTCGCCGAAAATATGCGCGTCTTGCTCCTCAATCAGTTCAAACAATTGCGCTTGCTGGGTCAGGTAGCCGTTATCCGCCTGCCTAAAGGCTTGCGCCAGGCGCGACGGGTCCAGCGTATTCACCGACTCATAATTCATCATAGAATAATTACGCGCCAGGCTAAACGAGGACTGCATCGTTGCCAGGCCTTTTTTGCCGAGATTCGTGATTTTTTCCAGCGCCAGGGCCGCTAATTGTTTAATCATGATGAAAATTACCGAAAAATTTTAGTCTGCTTTGGGTAAACCGAACTTTGTGGGAGCGACGCCTACGTCGCGCTGAGCGTTACTTATCTGGAGCTTCATTTCCCCAGGCGTCAAACCCATCACGAGCTTGACGCGCGAAAATATCAATTCTCGGTCCATCGCTTAATTCTGCAATAAAGCGATATGCTTCATCTGGTTTTTCAGAGTGTCGTTTGGGCTTAGGCCAACACTGTATCTGCCTCGGGCATTTTTTAGGTTCGACCAGCGGAGAGCCAACACGACCACCCCACAATAAAAACTCACACTGATTACGCATGTGCCTACCCATGCCTAGACCGGGCTTTTGCCAAACAAATAAACCGCGATATTTAAACGCCCATAATTGCATCAATAAAAAAGCATCTGATACGTTTCTATTAGTTGTCCATATAAAAATCTGAGCGTCATGGGCTGATATTTCATTGATTCGCATCGCTGCAAGTTGCGTGCCGCAGATGGTTGCATAAGGCATTAAATTTAATTTCATTTTTCCACGATGTTGGCTGTCAAATGCTGGAACAGCATTTGGTCCCGTCCACGGTGGGTCAATCACAATTGTTTTATAGCTGTTTTTTTCAATCATTTTTGTTGCCAGGCCTTTTTTGCCGAGTTGCGTGACTTTGTGCAGCGCCAGGGCCGCAAGTTGTTTAATCATTACTGATTCCTGCATCTTT